TCCAAAGTATAAATATCAAGAAATATCATTTAAAGCAGTTTTAAAGCACCTTTTTCAGAGTTTTCAATAGCATTTATTACACCTTTTATTACATTTGTGTAATACAAAATCAGACCAAATACAGCTATGAAAACTATTTTCTTCATTAAGGACAAAAAGAAAGGTTCTAAAGATTCAAATTCTATTGTACTCCGTTATTACCTGAAATCTTTGAAAAAGTACAAGGTGAAAGGATTGGGTATTTCCTGTACCATTGATGAATGGGATCAATCACAACAAAGAATCAAAAGATCCAATAAATCCTACAGTAAGTACAATAAAACATTAGCATTTATTGAAGATGAATTAACCAAGATTGAAGAAAAATCTGATGTAAATGATAAAGATATTGATATTGTAGTAAGTGCAGCAAAAAAGGGTATAGCAACAAAAGATATTATAATTGAATCTGATAAATTGATTAATTTACTTAAGCTGAAATATCAGAATACAATTGATTTAGGTTTATCAAATAATACTTCTAAAAATTATGAGTACTATATCAAGAAACTTGAAAGATTTGAAAAATACTATAATAAACACATTAACATTCAAGATTTAGAAGAAAATATATATAACATACAACAGGCCATATTAATATTTTGCAGAAAGGTAGAATCAAATAAAGATTCATCAATCAAAACATTTTTTGATAGTCTAAATACTTCAATCAAACATTATAATGATATCAATAATAAAAATATACCATATTTTAAAAATAAGGACAATAATTATAAAAATGAGATAAAAGAAATCATCTATCTAACCAAAGATGAATTATCTTCATTATATAAATATGTATATGATCCTACTGAAGAAATGCAAAAGGTAGCAAGACCAGATAAGCAGGATATTAAATTTATCAATTACTTTTTGTTTAGATGTTTTTCAGGTATGAGAATTAGAGAAATGAATAAACATAATATCAATAAATCTAAACTGGTTAATATTGCTGAAAGAAGTGCAAATAAAGATGTACATTCTAAATTCAATGGATTTTCATATATAGGGTATAAGAACAATAAAAAAGTTACAATACCCTATATTAAAAATTATCTGTTTGAATTAGCTACAGAATTGAATTGGGATTTTCCAGATTTAACTAATCAGAATGATTTAATAACACATATAAAGAAAGAACAAAGTGCAGTATCAAATGCATTAGATAATATATATGGTAATTCAATCAGAAAAATAGAAATCTATAAGGATAGAAAAGTTAAATTATTTAAACTATCTGAAGTAGTAACATCACACACTGCAAGAAAAACATTTGCATATTTGATATATAATCAAAATAAAGACATTCTATTTGTAAAAAATTGTTTAGGACATTCCAATATCAACACCACACAAAAGTATTTGGGTATTGATTATGTAAATGATGAATATGAAAATATATCATTGGATATATAAGTTAAATAGCTTATATAATTAATTCTTGCGTTTACTTGTTTTCTATTTATCTTGTATATACTTTTGTATTGAATTTAAAAAATAGGATTGTATTTATTACAATTAGGCTGGTTGTGCAGCCTTAATCTGAGGGATTTATCCACTCGGAAAGTACCTTTATTTAATTGATATACAATAGATAATATATTGTGATGTTTATATATAAACATCAAATGAAAGGTATACACAACACAAATGAGAAATTTATTTTGATTATATGTTGTATATATTCATCAAATGAAAGGTATACACAACAGAGTATTTATAAATATATGGGTAAAATAAATAGTAGAAATAAGGGTAACAGCTATGAAAGGCAATTAGCAAAAGAATTTACTGAATTAACAGGTGTTAAAGTATATACCAATAGATTCATCAATAAATTAGCAGATCATCAAAAGGTTGATTTAAATATTGAGTACAAGAAACAAAAATTAAATATCCAAGCTAAGAATACCAAGAACAATATTAATTACAATCAGATTATTAAAGATATGGATTCATTTAATCCAGATGAATTAAATATTATCTATTCGAAAGTCACGTATAAAGGAGAATATGTAATTATGAGTAAACAAACTTTTAATAAAATATTTTTTGACAAATGAAAAATTTCCTAATATTATCACTCTTATTCTTGGTAGGGTGTAAATCAAATAAGTTAATACTAGATACCAACACACAAGAAGATTCAACATCAAAATCAGATTCAACATCATTTAATAACTTTAATCTGGATTATTCGTATTTTGATAATTATTCAATAGAAGTTGATAAGGTTGAATTCATACCACACATCATATCAAGCCCAAATAAGGCCGATACAGTTATTTTAGCACCTGTAACAACATCTACTACCATTAAAAGGAATAAGAGCGAAAAACAGCAAGTAAATGATACTACAGCAATTAAAATTTCTGAATTCACCAATGAATCATATTATGATACTGTAAAAAAGGAAAGGGATCAAGAAGCATATAATGTAATTGAAACAGTTTTATCTGTAGTATTTGGGGATGTATTCAAGGTAGGATTTTTTTTAATCCTTGTGGTATTACTGATAATTATACTTAAACCAAAGAAAAAGAAAAATGATATTAGCGAAAATAAAAACAAATAAAGGTGAATCATATTTAATAGCTGAAGATGAATCATCAATCAGATCAACAGCAATTGATTATTTTAAAAGAAGATACTTTACAGAAACTGTACAGATCAATGATATAGAAATATTAGCAGATGTAAACAAATTTTATTCGAGTAATACATTAATAGTACAATCCTAAATCAAACAACTAATTATGAAAAATCTAATTCTATTTATTCTGGTATTAATTTCATTTAATGCTGTAGCACAAAAAGATTTAAATCTTGTTGATGGTCAATTTAAATTTAAAAAAATCTATCAAGCAAAAGATTTCCCAGATGAATTAACATTACCAGATATTAAAATAAATAATCAATCACCATCTGTATCTTCTGGTGAACTTGTTGCAAAACCTTGTGATTATAGTAAATATGGTTATAAAGATAATCAAGTAATGACTTTGTTTCATATTAATGCAAATATGAAAGGTAATGTAGTAATTGAAAGAAAAGATGATAGAGTAAGAGTAACAATAACAAATATAATTATAGAAGATCCTGTAATGAGAGAAAATAATACACTTGAATTCTGGTTAGTTAAAAATAATGGTGAATTAAGAAATGGTGATTGGGTTATTAATTCACTTGATGTAATTGAAAAGGAATTAGAAAATAAATTAGTAAAAACTTCTGATGATTGGTAGCAAATAAGGTAAAAGATATACTAGGAACTATCTGTGTTAATCTCCTATGTCAAGAAGCACTAAAAACCAAATACCATTCATCATTACATATTGAATATTAAGAAACTAAATAAACCATAATATATATAGAAAGATCCTATCTGTTGATAGGATTTTTTTTTGTCACATATTGAAAACAGGTTAATAATAATATTTAGAAATATTTTTTGACATTCAGATTGAAAGGGTAGGGGGGTTAAATTATTAGAAACGTTTTTTGCTAGTACCATTCCCCCCCTCCCCCCTTGCATCTTGTCAATTTTTCAGGCCAAAACCACCTATGATTTATGATTCCAAATGAGATTAAAAAATTAAATGGTACATATAGAGAAGACAGAGACAAAAATAAAGATGTTGTATTTGATCCTGTTGAATCTATGAAAGTACCAACCTTTTTAAAAGGTGAATCCAGAAAGAATTTTAAACTGCTTATAGAACAACTTGGATTAAATGGTTACAATGTAATTACAACACTTGATGCACCAGCTTTAACACTATTAGCAGATGTTTATGGTGAATACATCCAAATCACAAAAAAAATAGAACAAGATGGTTTTATTTTATCAGAACATAATTCAAGGGGTAAGATAGTAACCAAATTAAATCCTTTAACCAGCTACAAAAGAATGTTATTCAATGATATTCAAAGAATGCTAAAAGAGTTTGGAATGACTCCAAGTTCTAGAAATAAAGTAGAATTTAAACCACTCAATGATAATACTGATGATTGGAATTTTTAATAAATGCATTATACAATAGACTTTTCTAAAATAGATACAAATAAATATTACTTTGATGAAGAAGAAGCAAATAAAGCTATAAAATTTATTGAAACATTCTGTAAAATAGTTGATGGTAAAAAAGCTGGTGAAAATTTAAAATTATTACAATGGCAAAAGGATCTGGTAGGTAATTTATTTGGATGGAAAAAAATTGATACTGGATATAGAAAGTTTCAACAAGTATTTTTATTTATTCCTAGAAAGAATGGTAAAACAGTCTTTTCAGCAGCTATATCATTATATGTACTTCTATTAGATCAAGAAGAGTTTTCACAGTGTTATTTTGCGGCAGCAGATAGAGAACAAGCAAGACTAGCATTTGATATTGTTAAAGCTATGATTGAAAAAGAACCAAGATTTTCAAAGGTTCTAAAGATTTATAATAATTCAATCAAGTACAATAAAACCAATTCATTCTTTAAAGTAATCAGTTCTGAAGCGAAGACTAAACACGGATTTAACACACATTTCGCTTTAATTGATGAATTGCACGCTCACCCAAATGATGAATTGTATCAAGTATTAACAACATCGATTGGTGCAAGGGTACAGCCTATTATAATGACTATTACAACAGCAGGTACTAACAAAAATCATATCTGCTATGAATTGTATGATTATTCAAAAAAGATCATTGAAGGGATTATTGAAGATGATACATTTTTACCTTTTGTATTTGAAGGTGATCCTAATTTACCTATTGATGATATTGAGAATCTAAGAAAGGCTAATCCATCACTTGGAGTAGGTGTAACAGAAGAATATTTAATTAATGCAGCAGCTAAGGCTAAAAATATTCCAACGCAACTAGAGGCATTTAAACAGCTTCATTTGAATATCTGGACTGATTCGGCAACAGCTTTTGTAAGATCTGAAGATTGGAATTCCTGCAAAGATGAATTTGATGAAAATGATCTATTAAATCAAGAATGTTATTTATCCTATGATTTATCAAGTAATAAAGATTTAACATCTATCAATTTACTTTTTCCACCTTATAAAGACAGAAAGAAATTTGCAACATTAAGTTATAATTTTTTACCCTATGATTCAGCTTTAGAAAAACAGAATATTTCAGCAGGTAGGGTATTTATTAATTGGGCAGATGATCCAAAGAACAATTTATATTTAACTATACATAAAACAACAGATTTTGATTTTGTATTAGAAAAGATAGAAGAACTAAATCAAAAATTTAAAATTATTCAAGTCACTTATGATAGATTCTTAAGTAATTATTTAAATACAGAAGTAAGTAAAATTGTAGATTGTGAATTAGTAGAATTTAATCAAAACTTCAGAAAGTTTTCACCACCTACAAAAGAATTTGAATCAATGATATTAGAAAAGAAACTAATGCATAATGATAATAAAGTTCTTACTTGGTCTGTAAACAATATAAAAGTTATACAGGATAATCACGAAAATATTAAACCTATAAAAAGTAAGAGTAGTGATAAAATAGATCCTGCTATAGCTTTAATAATGAATGTTGGACAATATCTAGATAGTCTGGATATTCAAGATAATGATTATGATGGTATTGGATTTTTGATGATATAATGTTTGGATATAGTAATTTTACAGAACTTTTTAATTCGGTTTTTAAAAATGTTGATACGGAATTAATAATAAAATATATAGTTCCTTTTTTTGTTGGTATCGATTTAATTTTTTCTTTTTTGTTTCAATCCACTGAAGCAATATATTTTTTAATTATTTTATATATAATTGATTTTATTACAGGTGTTAGTAAGTCAATATATTTTTCAATAAAAGCAAAGGATTTAAAAAGGGTACAAGCAACAATACCACAAGAAGTAAAAGATAAACAGTTAAAATCAAAAAAATTTCCAAGATTTTTAATTACAATGTTGGTTGCATTAATGTTATTAACACTTTTAAAATTTGCAGGTGAATTTATAATTGTCTTTTATCCTTTGTATTCTATTTTCTATTCTGTTTTTGTTGGTCAGCAATTAATTTCTATCATTGAAAATTTACACGATATGAAATTATTACCAACAGAAATTTATAATAAAATCAAACTTAAAATTAACCAAGTTAAAAATGGTAAACATAGCAATTAATCAAGGTGAAGATAAACAATTTTCATTAACCTTTACAGATAATGATTCAAATCCAATTGATTTAAGTATATATACAAAAGTATTATTATCAATATCAGCTTCACCAGATTTAGATACTGAAAATATTAAACTTGATTTAGATAATGGTATTTCAGTTAATGATAATATAATAAGTTTTTCAATAGATTCAGATTCTACTTTTAATCTATATCAAAAAGATTATTGGGGTGATTTAATGGTATTTGATGGTGATACATTTAAAAAACTAATATCATTTAAATTTACTGTAGATCTATCTTCAAATAAAAACTTTCCTAAAGCTAGTATATAAAATAGTCACATTTAAATTAGATTAATATAATTAATATATATGGAAAACTACACTGTAATTTTAGATGAAAATCTAGAACAAGTAAATGTAAATGTAGATGAAAATATTAATCAATTTGATGTAAGTGTTAATACAGATGCAAATATTGTAAATAGAATTACAACAATTGAAAATAAATTAAATTCAGGTAAGTTAATTACAGTTAGTTCTACAGAACCATTAAATCCTGAATTAAATGATTTATGGTTAGAAATTTAAAACAAAAAAAATAATGGCAAACGTAATATATAATAATTTAAAAACAGATTTGTTAAATGGTGGTATTGATTTAGATACTGATACTATTAAAGTAATGTTGGTAACATCTTCATATACTCCAAGTGCTTCACACAATTTTAGATCTTCTGTAACTAATGAAGTTTCGGGTACTGGTTATTCAGCAGGTGGTGAAGTATTAGCAAATGCAACTGTATCTGATGTTGCAGGTGTAGGTGTATTAGATGGTGATGATGTTACTTGGTCTAATAGTACCATTACTGCTAGAGGTGCAGTAATCTATAAAGATACAGGTAATGCATCTACAGATAATCTAATTGGATATGTAGATTTTGTATCTGATCAAACATCTTCAGATGGATCTTTTACTATTCAATGGAATGCATCTGGAATAATTAGATTAAGTTAAAATTCTATAAATAGATTATATGGCTGTATCAGTACAGAGGGGAATTACTGACTTTAATATTGGAGTTAGTGAACAAACAATAAATATTAACTCTGTGAATATCTCACAGAGTTATATTTTTATATCCACTATTGGTGCAAATACAGCTTTAAATAAATTCTATTCTGTTAAATTTATTGATTCATCTACTATAAGAATAACTAGAGGTGGATCTACGGGTTCATTTGATAGTGAAGTAGCTTGGGAAGTAATAACAGATACTGATGCTACAGTTATTCACGGTTCAACAACATTAAATGATAGTAATCTATCAAGAAATATATCAATTTCTAGTGTTGATACATCTAAGACTTTTATTTATTCAACTGTTAATTATTCAACAGGTAATTCAGGTCTTGATATTCGAGATGCTTTTATTAGTAATAAGCTTATTAATAGTAATACAATTCAGTTTGCAACTGGTGGTAGTTCTTTAAATGGTGATGTAATAGTTGAATATCAAGTAGTAACAATTTCTGATGCTGTTGTACAATCTGGTGTTCTATCTCCTTTTTTTGCATCTTCTATATCAGCTACAATTACTTCAGTAGATCTTTCAAAATCAATTTTAATATTTTCATCTAACACAAATAGAGCAGCACCAAGAGATGTATTTGTTTCAGGTAGATTCCAAAATAACACCACAGTTAGATTCGATTATGGTGGTAGTACAGGTAGAGGTGAAATATCATACTTTGTAATTGAGTGTGATAGATTTAGTGTAGAAACATTAATTCCATCCCCAATAAGTTCAACAACTCAATTAAATCTTTCAAATACAGTAGATTTATCTAAATCATTTTTAGTATCATCATTTACAAGTAGTGAAATTAATGGTGCTGAATTTGAAAATGGTGAAGCATCAATATCATATCTTTCCAATTCACAAGTATTAGTAAATAAATTAACAAATAATGAAAATATAGAACCTGTTATATTTTCTGTTGAAGTATCAGATGGACAACCAAATCCAGATGCAACAGTTAGTGCAGAGGTATTAAATCTAACATTATCAGTTGAAAATGCAGTTATTGAAGTTGTTAATCCTGATGCAATTGTAAATGTAGAAGTATTAAATCTAACGTTATCAGTTGAAAATGTAACAGTAGATGTTGTTAATCCAGATGTAACTGTTAATGCAGAAGTAATAGAATTAAGTTTATTAATTGAAGATGTAACTGTAGATGTACCATCACAAGGGGGTGCAGTATCAGTACAAAGTGGGATTGTAGAATTTGGTACAACTGTAGAACAAACTATTAATATTGATCCTGTTGACGTTTCTAAGAGTTATATTTTTATATCTACAGTTGGTGATAACCAGGCTGATGATATTTTTTACACGGTTGAATTTGTTAATAATTCATCAATAATAATAAAACGTGAAGATGGTGGTGCTAATAATGGTCAGGTAGTTTGGCAAGTAGTGACAGATTCAAATGCTACTGTTATTCACGGGGCTACATCAATAACTGGTACAGCTAGTGTTACTGAAAATATATCAAGTGTTGATTTATCAAAAACTTTTTTAATAACAACATTTAGATCAGACTATGCTAATAATAGTTCTTTAAATAGAACTTGGACTACTGGTAAATTCAATTCATCTACACAATTACAATTTGAAGTTGATGCAACACCTACTACACCTGTTATTATAAATTATCAAGTAGTAACAATTTCTGATGCTACAGTTCAATCAGGATCAATTGAACTTGTTGGTGTTAATTCTAATCCTGCAACAATTTCTAGTGTAGATCCAACCAAAGCATTTTTGGTATTTTCAACAAGGACAAGTAGTTCTGCTTTATCAGATTCATATCATAGAGGTAGAATATCATCACCTACAGAAGTTGATATTAGAAAACATCGAGACGGGGGTGTTTCAGTTGCAGAATTCTTTGTAATTGAGTGTGATAGATTTTCAGTACAAAATATTTCAGGATCTGCATCAAATCTAAATGATGAATTCTATGATTTTACAACACCTGTTGATTTATCAAGATCAATTGTAATTGGTTCACATACTTCTAGTGGTACTGGTACAACTCAAAGAAATGCACAGGCTAATTTTTCTTTTGAAGATAATGATACTGTACACAGGTATAAATTAACAACTGGTACCACGCTAGAAACAGAAGTTGCTGTAATTGAATTTGCGGAAGGTGATGTATCAATAAATATAGATATAAATGTAGATGTTGATACTTTGGAATTAGATATATTAATTCCAGATTCTACAGTTAATACAATTCAAGCTATTACAGCTTCACCAGATTCAATTGATGTACAGCTATCAATACCAGATGTTACAGTAGTTACAGTTAAGACTACTACAGTACCTGTAAATGCTTTAGAGTTAGATCTATCTATTGAAGATGTTACGGTTAATACTGCTGAAGCTACTACAGTACCTGTAAACAGCTTAGAATTAAATCTATCTATTGAAGATGTATCTGTATCTACTGTTGAAACTGCTTTAGCTTCACCAGATTCAATTGATGTACAGCTATCAATACCAGAAGCTACAGTAGTTACAGTTAAGACTGCTACAGTACCTGTAAACAGCTTAGAATTAAATCTATCTATTGAAGATGTATCTGTATCTACTGTTGAAGCTAATACAGTACCTGTAAATGCTTTAGAATTAGATCTATCTATTGAAGATGTTACAGTTGTTTCTTCTGGTTTTGTAACAATACCTGTTGATCCATTTGCTTTAAATCTTGAATCATTAGTACCTGAAATAAATACAGTACAATCAAAAGTTATTATACCAAGTACTTTTGATATTACCATTGATATTAACAATGTAGATATTTCTACAGAAGAAATTGTAGATTTTATTTCAAATAGTTTTGATTTAAATATTACATTACAAGATGTTGTAATTAATACTGCTAATGCTACTACAGTATCAACTGATCCTATTGATCTTCAAATAACAATAAATAATGTTACAGTTGAATCGATAGTAAATTCTAGTATTGATGTAGATGTAAGTGATTTAAATATTGAAGTATTATCACCTTCATTACAGGTAGAAAAAAATATACAAATAATACCTGAAGGATTATCAATTATTTCTACAATTGAATCTGTTACTGTAATAGTTGTAGAAAACAATGTATTAATAAAATATTGGAATGGTACAGAATGGATTGAAGGTAAATTAAAAATGTATAATGGTACTGATTGGGTAAATGTATTATCATTAAAAAGATATGATGGTACAGAATGGGTAGAAGTATAATATGCAAGAAATAAATGTAACTATTCAAATTACAGCAGAAGTAAAAATAAATGGTGAGACTGTACCAGAAACAAAATTAGAAGTTAATAAAATAGTTTTTGAAAAGGTTACAGTACAAAATATTGATATAAAGTAATTTTTCAAATGGAAAGATATATAAAATTTAATTGTAGATGTGGGTGTGATATACCACCAGAATTAGAAGAAAACAAAAATAATTATCTTGATCAATTAGAAATAATAGAAAAAGAATTAAATCAAGAATTAGATATATCATCTGGTTACAGATGTAAAAAACATAATTCAACTATTCCAAATTCAGCTAAAAACAGTTACCATACTAAATGTATGGCAGGTGATTTAAAAACAAAAGGATTAAAACCCATTGATCTTTATAAAGTTATTGATAGATTAATGAATGAAGGAAAAATATTAAAAGGTGGAATTGGTGTATATAATACATTTATACATTATGATATCAGAGGTACAAAAATTAGGTTTAAATAATTTGTCACAATTATTTTTATTTATAATAAATATTAGGTAGGTAGGGGATTTATTTTTTTTAATGGAAGTAATAAATTTTTTTATGATTTTTCCCCTACCTTTTAAATTTTCAATATGGCATTATTTGATAATTGGGATAGTTTATTTTCAACATTCAAGACAATAATAAAACCAGATGTATATTCTGTTGATTCTATTTCCAATGAAGTAGTATTAAATGAAAGAACTTTAAAATCAATAACTGCATATACAGCAGGTGTTAACAGCATTTCAAATGCTATTGCTTCAGTACCATTCAAATTAAGAAGAGATAAAGAGTATGTAAATGATGATCTAAATTATATCATCAAAGAAAAACCAAATAGATTCCAGACTGCATTTGATTTTAAAAGGGGTTTAATAAATGATATGTTGTACAGGGGTACAGCATTTGCAAGAATCATTAGAGATATAAATACAGGTGAAGTTGTTGAATTATTACCAATTGAATTTGATAAAGTAACTGAAGCAAGAATTGTTGAAGGTGAATTATATTATATAGTAAATTTTATTCCAATACATTCTGATGATATTTTAGTATTTAAAATTTCAGGTACTGGTGCATTTGGTTTAGATCCACTCACAATATTTGCTGAAACTTTGGGTATTACTCTATCATCTACCAGATATACAAGAAAAACATTTGAAGGTGATGGATCAAATATCAAGGGTGTTATAACATCAACAAACAAGTTAAAAGAAGAGCAAAAGAAAGAATTTAGAGATTCTATTCAAGCTAATTATACAGGATCAAATTCTAAATCATTATTGGTACTTGATGCAGGATTTGATTTTAAACCTGTTTCTTTTTCGCCAGAACAAATAAAGCTAATTGAAACTAGAAATATTCAAGTAGCAGAAGTAGCAAGGATTTTAAATGTACCAATTCAAATAATTGCAAGTGAAACACCTTCAAATTATAATTCAACTGAAGCACATATATTAGATTTTTATAAAAGAACTTTAGCACCTATGATCTATATGATAGAAGCTGAATTAAAATCTAAACTATTAACAAGATCAAATATCAAAGATGGTTATTATTTCAAAGGTTCTATTGAATCATTATTAAGGGGTGATTCTAAAAGCAGAGCAGAGTATTATAAAGAACTATTTTATTTGGGTGCTATTAGTCCTAATGAAATCAGAGAATTAGAAGATATGAATGTAGAAATAAATGGTGATACATATGTACAGGCTAATTTAATTCCATCCAAATTAATCAATGAATTTTATGAAGGTAAAATAAATGCAGATAATGCAAAATTTTTAAACATACAGAATAATGAGTAAAGAAATAAGGTATATAGATAATATTGAATTTAGAGCAATAGAAGAAGATAATAAAAGGTATATTGAAGGATATGCATTAAAATTCAATAATCAATCAAAAGATTTAGGGGGATTTGTAGAAATAATTGAACCAAGATCAATTAATGAAAATACAGATATGAGTGATGTATTAGCTTTATTCAATCACTCAATGAACTATGTATTAGCAAGATTAAATAGTGAAGTATCTACACTTGAATTAGAAGTAGATGATATTGGATTGAAATATAAATTTGAAGTTGATGAAGATATTTCATATGTAAGAGATTTATATAAAAACATTCAGAAAAAGAATATTACCAAATCTTCTTTTGGGTTTTATTTACCTTCAGATGGAAGTGGTGAAAGGTGGGAAAAAATAGATGATAAATATTACAGATATATTACACAGTTTAAAAAAATTGTAGATGTATCACCTGTAACTAATCCTGCATATGATAATACTTCTAGTACTGTTAGATCTTTTGAAGATGCAAAAAAAGAATTAGATAAAGTTGAAACAAATGATGTTGAAACTGTAGATAATTCAAATTATATATATAAATTTTTAAAACATAAAAAGTAATATTGTCACAATATCATTTTTTAAAATAAATAATAATTAATTGAATAAATTTTTAATATGAAAAGTAACGAATTAAAACAATTGAGAAATCAAAAACTTCAGGAAATGGAAGGTTTGATTAATCTAAAAGATAAAGAAAATAGAAATTTTTCTGATGAAGAAAAAGGATCTTTTGATAAGCTAGATGAAGAAATCAGAAATCTAGATACACAAATTGAAGTAGCAGAAAAAGAAGAAGCATACAAGGCTAGAATGGCTAAAACTGCACCTGCTATCAAGACTGAAAAGAGTAATGAAAAGTATTCATTGGTAAATCACATTAATCAAGTTAGAAATGGAAAACTTGAAGGTTTATACAAAGAAGTTCAAGAAGCTGGTGAAACTGAATTAAGAAATTCTGGACTATATCAGGCTAATGAATTTTCTGTAGCTATTCCATCAAGCATTACCAGAGATCTTTCTGTAGGTGGTGATTCTGGTGCTAAAGGTGGTCAGTTAGTACAAACTGATAAAGTAGGGTTTTTATATGAAATGATGGAAGGATCATTAATTGAAAAACTTGGTGTACAGGTTTTAAATGATCTTACAAATAATGTTGATATGCCAAAACAATCTGCATCTGGTGATGCTGTTTGGGCTGATGAAAATGATACTGTATCTAATATTAATTTTCAAGTAGGATCTGTACCATTAAGACCAACAAGACTTGCTGCACCTTATGCAATCTCTAATAAATTATTGGTACAAAGTGCTGCTGAAAATATTGTTAGAACTGAATTATCAAGAAAAATTAGAAAAGCACTTGATACTAAATTTGTTGAATTGTTATTAGCTAATGCTGGTACAATCGGTGTAGCAGTAGATACAAATGGTGGTGCTTTAGATTATGCTAAAGTACTTGAAATGATAACTAAAGTAGGTGAATCATCTGAAGATATTGCATTAGCTAAATTCTTGATGAATTACAAAACTTGGTCTTCTTTGAAGCAATTGAAAAAAGATGCAGGTTCTGGTACATTTGTATTAGAAAATAATTTAGTAGATGGTTTTGAATATGAGGCTACTAATTATATGCCTTCAAACCTTACTAAAGGTACTGGTACTGGTTTATCTGCAATGGCTTTTGGTGACTTCACTAAAACATATTTAGGTAACTTTGGTGCAATGGAATTAGTAATAGATCCATATACACTTGCATCACAAGCTAAGACTAAAATTACTTCTAATACTTTCCACGGTTTCGCTTTCGGATATCCAGAAGGTATAAGTGTAGTAAAAGATATAATTGCTTAAATTTTTATAGTATATACTTAAAGGTTGATATTAATTTATCAACCTTTTTTTTTGTCACAATTTAATTTAATCAGATAAATATTAATATAAATCATAAAAAAATAAGTATGGAAGAATTACAACTATTAGTGGAAGCACTTCAAAAGGGTATTGTAAATAATATCTATTCAAAGCTAGAAATCAAGACTATACAAGATTGTATAAATAAGCTTGGTGAAGAAATAAAAATTAAAGAAGAATCAAAAGAAGATAATGAAAAACCTGTTTAAAAAAATTGTAGTATGGGTTAAATCTATATTAGGAAATTTGTTAGATCATTTTAGAAAGTCAGCAGAAGTTGCAGTATTAGTAACTGATAAATTGAAATCAATTATAGAATCTGATTTGGTAGATATTGCAGTTGATTTAATACCTTCAGAAATAGATAATATAATTGTTGATAGATTAAGATCAATATTACCTGTAGTTATTGCTAAAGTTTCTTTAGCTGCTAAGGTTGGTGAAGATAGTAATTCAAATGCTGAATTGATAGCTAAATTGATTGATCATTTAAAATCTTTAAATCCTGAGAGTAGAAAAGCTTTTTGGGTATTGTTTTCTGCTGAATTAAATATAGCATTATCTGATGGTCAATTATCCTTTAGTGAAGGGGTAATATTAACACAAATGATATATAAAGAAATAAGATCAAAAAGATGAAAATTAAAATAGTTAAACCAAGTAAAGTATCTGGTTATTTGGCAGGTATTGTAATTGATGTTGATGATGATCAATTAGAAGCGATTAAAGATTATAATGAGATTGAAATAGTAAATGAAGATAATCCAAAACCTACAGAAGAAAAGATTGTTAAATCTGGAAGAGGTAAAAAAGCATCTAAGAATCAATCATAATAGAGAAGATCAATATTTATTTGAATTAATTCCTGTTGCATCTTCTATGGTAGAAGAAACAATAGATAGAATTATTTTTGATGTAAAGGCTAAAAGATCATTTAAAAAGGGTGATCATTATTTTTTAGGTACATATAATATTGAATCTGTAGATTCTATTGAATACATAGTAGATAATCAAGTAGTAGATATTGTTGCATCTGGTATTACTCTATCTAATAATACAATTGTACTTGAAGACAATACTAAAGAATTTGATTCTATTGATGTTACATTTAATATTAAATCAGATTTTGATGTAATACCAGATGCACTTAAAATAGCTGCACTTTTAATTATTGGTGATCTATTCAATAATAGGCAAGAAATAGTAATTGGAAGATCAGTATTTAATAATGATTTAATAAATAGGGTTTTAGCACCCTATAAAAAATATGTTACACTCTAATGTTTATAGGTAATTTTAATAGATCAATAGTAATAGAAAATCCTGTAAAGGTTAAAAATTCATATGGTGAAGAAAGTATTGAATGGGCTGTACTTGATGTTGTATATGCAGAAAAATTTCAAAGGTCTATTAGAAATGAAAAATTTGAAGCAAATCAAAAAGTAGCTGTACAATATACTGTATATACTATTTATTATATGGATGGTATTACTACTGAATCTAGAATAATTGATGAAGATACTGGTGAAATATTTGAAATAGAAGGAATCAAAGAAATCAATTATCAAGAAGGTTTACAATTATACTGTTATTCTAAAGATAGATTTTAATGGAAGTTGAAATAGATGTTAGTGGTAATGAAGATTTAATTGGTAAGCTTCGAAAGTTACAAAGAAATGTAGCTGCAAATGTTTTGAAAAAAGTATTGAGAAAAGCAGGTACAAAGATTAAAAGAAGTGTAAAACAAGAAGCACCAGAAAGAACTGGACTGTTAAAGAAGAGTATCAAAGTATTTGCAGATAGATCTATCTCATCTAAAGGTGGTGCATTAATTAGGGTAGGTGCAGATGCAAGTATAGCACCACACGCTCATTTAGTAGAATTTGGTACTGAAGAAAGGTATTTAAAAAAACCTACTATTATTAGCCTATTGAATGGAAGTTACTTTTATACAGAAAAAACTGGTGCTATGCCAGCTAATAACTTTTTTGAAAGGGGATATGAATCATCTAAAGATGAAGCAATAAGAGTATTTCAAGAAGAAATAAAAAAGGAAATTAATAATTTATGAATGTAGCTGAAATAGTATATAATCAAATCATATCAGATCAAACAGTATTTAGTATTGTTAATGATTCTGTATTTCCTATAAGGGCTGCACAAAATAAATCTGTACCATTTGTTACATATATAATTACTGATATTAGTCCTAATTCAGGAAAAAAAGAATTAAGTATTTTTGATGATTATACAATTGAGATAGATTTATTTACAGATAAATATAAAGATATAACAATATTAGTAGATGCTATAAGATCAATATTTGAAAATTATACATTTACAGATGATAATACTTTTTGTGATTTTAATTTTATTACAATCAAAGAAGATTATAAAAATGATGCACAACTTTATAATAAAACTATTGTATTGATGGCACATTTTATAAACAAATAAATAATAATAAATAAATAAATTTTTTAAAATATGAGTTTAAGTATAGGAAATTTTGTAGCATTATATGTTGATAATAGTGGTACATATGATAAATTTGGTGGTGAAGTAAGTTCTAACTTTTCTATCTCCAAAGATGCAATTGAAATAACAACAAAAGATAGTGTTGATGCACTTGGTAATTTTGTTAAAGAATTTGATGGTGCTGGTGAATATACATATTCATTCAGTGTTGAAGGTATTCAAAGAGCAGATAGCGGTGTTGATGATAAAATATCTAGTTTAATGAGTGGTGAAAAGATCAAATTTAGATTTGGTTATAATGTTGATACACAGACTGTATATGAAGGTGATGGATATATAATGAGTGTTGAAATAGATGCATCTAAAAATGAGGCTGTAACATACAGTGCAGAAATTCAAGGTACTGGTGGATTAAGTTTGGTTGAAGTAGGAGCCGCAAATTAATTAAAGGGTGATTAATTTCACCCTTATTTTTAAAAATAAATAGACTATGAAAAAAGAAATAAAACTTTTAAATAAAAAGTTTGGATTTAGAAAATCTGCTTATGCATATAAAGATTTTGAAGAAAGAAATAAAAGATCCTATAATCCAGCTTTAGCAAGTGATATATTAGAATATATTTATTCTTGTATTGTTGCACATTATTTTTATACAAGAATTGATTGTCCACTTGATGTAGTGGATTATTATGAATTGATAGATAAGATGGAACAAAAAGATCCTGAATTACTATACAAAGATAATAAAATATTATTCAAAGAATTTTTTGGTATTGGTGATGAAGGTGAAGTATCTACTGATGATACAAAAAAAAAGGAATAATTAATATTTATGATGTATTTGGTTATGTAGTCGGTGTAATCGGTGTATCATATAATGATTTTTGGAATCTAGAAGATAAGGAATTATTAAGTATTATTAATCAATTTGAAAGCTATCAAGAGACTAATTTAAAATTACAGCTTGAAGAAAACAGATTGATTAATTATCATATTGTGGGGGTACATAATAACAAGATTAAAAAACCATCACAATTATATAAGTTTAATTGGGATGTTGAAAAACCACTGATGAATAAAGAACAACTGCAAAGTATGTTTGATATCTATGGTGAACCCAAAAGAGAGTAATATATTTTTTAAATGGCAGGTAAAACAATAGCATATTTAAATGTACTTTTAGGTGCTAATAATAGACAGTTAACAAATGCATTAAGTGATTCTGAAAAAAGAATAAAAACATTTGGAAGGAATTTAGAAAATATAGGTTCTTCATTATCACTTAGGGTTTCAGCACCTTTGGCTGCTATAGGTTATATAGCAACACAAACTACTGCTAGATTTTCAGATTCAATGTTAAAGGTAAAAGCATTATCAAGTGCTACTGGTGATGAATTTGAAAGGTTAGAAAGTAAAGCACAGGAATTAGGATCTTCTACAAGGTTTTCAGCTTCACAGGTTGCGGATGCTATGGGTTTTATGGCTTTGGCAGGATTTAATACTAATCAAACTTTAGCTGCTACACCTGCAATACTTTCATTAGCTGCTGCATCTGCTACAGATTTAGCTTCAGCATCTGATATTGTGACTGATACAATGAGTGCATATGGTATCCAAGCACAAAACGCTTCAAGGGTATCGGATTTATTTGCATTAACACAAGCTAAGGCCAATACAAATGTATTACAGCTAGGAGAAGCATTTAAATATGTTGCACCTAATTTTGCATCTGCTAACCAGAGCATTGAAGATACATCAACACTATTAGCTGTTTTAGCTAATAACGGATTCAAGGGATCAATGGCAGGTACTGCATTAAATGCTATGCTAAAAGATCTGATATCTAATTCTAGAGATGGTGCAATATCAATTGGTAATACTGCTGTAGCTATCTATGATTCTAATGGTACTATGAGAAGTACTGTAGATATATTATCAGATATTGAGGGTGCTACTAAAGGAATGACACAAGCCCAAAGAGATGCTGCTTTAGGTGCTTTATTTGAAGAAAGATCAATTAGAGCAGTTAATATAGTATTGAATTCTGGTACAAAAGAATTAAGAAGATATCAAGAGTTATTAAATAATGCTACAGGTTCTGCATCAAAAATGGCTGATGAAATGGAATCTGGATTGGGTGGATCTTTAAGAAAATTAAATTCTTCATTAGAATCTATTCAAATCATTATTGGAGATAATTTAGCACCTACCATAAATACATTTGCAAATATAATTCAAGGTACTGCACAATATATTAACAGCTTGGATAAGGGGGTACAAAGGGGTATAGTTACTTTTGGTATGTTTGCTGCTGTTTTACCACCTATTATTTTTGCTGTGGGTAAATTAACTACACTATATATTGCTAGTGTAGCAAGATTAAAAGTATTAGCAGTAACTTATAAAGCATCTGCATTAGCTGCTTCATCTTTTGGTACAGCAGTAGCAAGTTCTATATTACCAATTACTGCTACAATAGCTGCATTATATGGTATTTATAAAGCTGGTGAATACTTTAATAAGAATTCAGAAAAGAATAAAAGGGTAACAGCAGAATTAACTACTATTACTAAACAATCTAATTCAATTAAAAAACAGGCTACAGAAGAAACACAAAAATTAAATACCAAAGTAAAAGATTTTAACAAGCTATCTGAAGAAGAAAGAAAAAGAATTATAGCATCTACACAAGCTAAGATATTAGATCTTGAAGCATCGATTAAACAACAGAAAGCATTAGCACAATTGACTGCAAAGAAAGCTATGGAATTAACCCTTTGGGAAAAATTCACATCTTATGTAATGGGTTTTGGTAATGCAGCATCTACAGCATATAGACTAGCAGAAAAGAGTGCAGAAAAATTTGGTGCAGTAATGGGTGAAGCTGGTGAAGCTACAGCAGGTGCAGAAGCTGAATTAAACACCCTAAAAGAATTATTAAATCAAATAGCTAATCAAGAATTAGAACCATTAAATAATAATGTAAATGGATTGGGTGATACAGCAGAATCTGTAAAGAAAATATTTGAATCATTAAATCAAGAATTAAAAAGAATATCTGTTACAAAAGAAGTTGATTCTAACTTTGATAATATAGATGCTAGGATATCCACACTAAAAAGTGCATTGATTGATTTAAGAATGACTGGTATATCACCATTATCAGATGAATTTATTAATGTAAAAAAACAGTATGATCAAGCTTTAGATACAAAGAATCTACAGGAATTTGCAAGTAAGTTAGATGAATTATCATTTAATAGATCTGGTATTACTGTAGATGTAACTCAAGGTACTACAGCACAAGATTTATTAGGTATCAATGCTAATTTTAAGGCACAAATGGAAGCAAGAAATCAAGCTTTATTTGATGCTAATATGAATATGGCAAATAATAATAAAGCCGTATATGCACAAATGGCACAAGATCAATCTAATTTCAATAATCAGTTCATCCAGAGTTGGCAGAATATGATACAAAATTTTAAACTTGATATTACTACACAATTTGCTGAAGGTTTCGGTGCTTTAATTGTTCAAGGTAAGAATGGTATTAATCAATTTGCATCTGGAATACTTGGATCATTTGGAAAGTTTTTGGTTCAGATGGGTAAAATGGGTCTGGTTTATGCCAAATTTGCACAAAAAATACAAGGTGCTTTTTTAAATCCTGCAATAGGTATAGGTGCTTCACTTGCATTAATTGCAGTGGGTGGTGCTATGAGTGCATTTGCATCTAATATAAATAGTGCAGTTGGTGGTGGTGGTGCAGGTAGTAATACTTTTGCTACTAATAGAGATACACAAGGATTTAATAATAATTTCCTTAATTCAAGGGGTATTGGAAAAGTAGAATTTGAAATTAAGGGTGATAAACTTGTAGGGGTATTGGATAATTACAACAGATTCAAAAGAAGATTTTAAAATTTCATAGTTGGTTTATTTTTATAGAGTGTAACAATAGTTGCACTTTATTTTTTTAGTCACATTTATTATTATTAATAATAATTAAACAATATATGGCAATAGGATTAATTAACTATGGTGTAAAATACAGATTGGAATATCAATCAAGGGGTAATTATGCTACAAGAATAGATATTAAATTTAAAGATTATACAGGATCAATAATTGAATTAATTGGTTCTGAATCTCCATTTGAATTAGTATATGAATCAAATGATGAAAATCCTTTTGATACTCTAAAATCATCTTATGCTACTATCAATGTTAAAAGAACTTCAGCTATTATAAATGATTTTATTGAAATAGAAGATGAAAATAATATTATTTTAGAATATAGCAGGAATGGTAATTTAATCTGGTCTGGTTATATACTCCAAGAACAATATCAAGAAGGTGATGATAACAACAATCCATTTATTTCTTTGAAATTTTATGATGCAATATCTAGATTAAGAATCTATACTATTGAAGATTTACCACAACTATCTGCAAATGAAATTAGTCTATATGAATTATTTTATGCAATCTCTTTTAATTTATTTGCATTTATTGATGAAGATACTGATGTATTATTCTTTGATTTTGTTAGACATAATCAGAGTATTAGTAATTATTTTTTGAATGTTGTACATATCAATAAAGATTCTTTGTTTGATAATTCGAATAATCCATTAAATCTATATGATATTTTAATCAGAATAGGTCAAACATTTAATTTTACATTTGCCAATTATAAGAATAAATTATTAGTTTATAATTTTTCTTATTTAAAAAATCCTGTTGTATATAATTTTTTTACATCTACAGCTTCAACAATATCAAATAATAAAACAATTGATTCAAATCATTATTGGATTGATAAAAGTAAATTAATTACCTTTTGGGATTCACTAAAAAAAATAGAAGTTTTTCATAGGTATGATCAAGATCCAAGTTATCTATCAAGTAATAATTTTAATAATATTGAAGTTTTATCACCTTTTACTTCTGCCAATAATCCATTAAATGATGATGGTGTAATTATATTTAACTCATTTGCTGATGAACCTGTAACCAGGACTGATCCAGATCCAAATAAAAGTTATAAGGATGTTTCAATATTTACCGATAAAATAAACATTGATAATCCATTTAATGATTTTAATAGAAAGTACAGATTAAAATATAAAATAAGATTTGAATTTGATTATGGTATTACAGATACTGAATTTAATTCACTTACTACTTCTGAAAAAATACAGTTAGAAGAGGATATTAAAGAAATAGAAGCAAATACAGAAATTAGATTTTATTATCAAATAAATACAATTGTTGGTGGTACTACCTATTATTTGAATACTGGTAGAAATGGTAATTATACTTATACTACATTTCCAGCTTATATAGAAGTTAATGGTACTTCTGGTATAGATTCATTGGGTATAGATCAATTAATATCTGGTTATGATTATGTTATTGATATACCATTAAAGAATGGTGAAAATCAATTAGAAATAAAGTTTTTTCATCCATATGTATATACTGATTCATCATTACTTTCATCATCAAATACTAGAAGTATTGAAGGTGTAAATGTATTTATATCAGATATCGAATTTTTAAACATTGATAGAATAGGTATTGAAGAAGAAAGATATGAGGGTAGAACTGATAGAAATGTATTCAATTATAATCTAAATAGGGATCAAGAATATTTCTATACAGATATAGATGAATCTAAATATACTTATACACTTGTAAATAGTTCAGGTAATTCAATTGGAAAAGGTATTAATAGAAGAACCGTAGATTATACTGCATTTAGAAATGAAGATTTAAGAATATACGAATATTTAATCAATCAGAACTTAAATCAATTTGGAAGACAACAGCAATATATAACTGGTAATCTGAAAGTAATTAATGATACTGGTTTTGATATTTTATCTGTTGTTAATATCGATAGTAAAGAATTTGGTATTGATAAATTTAATTATAATGATAAACAGGGTGTGTACCAAATAGAATTAATTGAAATAAGAAATGAGTTATAATATAAATATTACACCTAAATTTAAATTTAGAACAACTGAAGATTCTAATGTTAATAATACAGGTAATAACAGTATTGTTACCACTGGTAATTTTGTGGAAAAGTGGGAAGTGTGGAATGCTGATTTAACTGTATCTGGTGTAACATATTCAGATAATTTCATCTTCAATGGTGAAGGTGATACAGGGGGTATAGATGGTAGTGGATCTTCAGTAACTTCAATATCTTTTTTGGGTACAACATTATCACTAAGTCAAACAGGATTAAGTGATTTATCTGCAACATTTACATTAACCGAAGGTGATATACCTGCTTTGTCAATAAATAAAATTACTGGTTTACAAACTGCATTAGATAATGCTGGTACATCTATTAGTATTGGTTCACCTGCTAACGGTCTTTCTTTGGTATCTGGTGAACTTTCTTTAGCATTAGCATCTACAAGTATAGCTGGTGCAATGAGTGCTTCAGACAAGCTTAAATTGGATAATATAGAAGCGAATGCAAATAACTATGTACATCCATTATCATCTTGGACATCTAAATCAAATCTTTCAGGTAATGTAGTAATTTCTAATCTTCAAGTAGATTCATTAGGTCATATTACGGATTGGACTACCAGACCAATTACAGCATCAAACATAGGTGCAGAACCAGCATTTTCTAAAGGATCAATTACTATAGGTACTGGTTTAATAAGTGCAGGTACATTAACTGGTAGATTGGTTAATACTGGTAATATTAATATTGGATTAGATTTAGGATATCTTACAGGTAATTATGTTACTATTGATACAGATCAAACCATTACAGGTGAAAAAACATTTACAAAGGATATTACAGGTACTAACTTTATATTTGATGGTGAAGGTGGATCTGGTGGTATAGGTGGTGGAGCATCTGTAACTGGTATATCATTTGTTGGTACTACACTATCACTAAGTCAAACAGGATTAAGTGATTTAACAGCTTCAATAACTTTAACTGAAGGTGATATACCTGCTTTATCAATAAATAAAATTACTGGTTTACAAACTGCTTTAAATAATAAAGCAGATGAATCACAGTTACATTTACCTGTAACACTTGGTACTTCTACTAATGGACTTTCTTTAGTTGATCAAGTATTATCACTTGCATTAGCATCTACTACTATAGCTGGTGCTATGAGTGCTTCAGACAAGCTTAAATTGGATAATATAGAAGCAAATGCTAATAACTATGTACACCCTACATATACTGCTTTGAATCCTACATTAACTGGTGCAACTGTATTAGCGAGTATAACCACAAATACAATTGGATCTGTTACAGGTATTACCACTAGAGTATTAACACCTGCTAATATTGGTGCAGAATCTGCATTTAGTAAAGGATCAATTACTATAGGTACTGGTATAACAAGTGCAGGTACATTAACGAATAGATTAGTATCTTCAGGTAATATCAATATTGGTCTTGATTTGGGTTATTTAAATTCAAACTATGTAACATTAGATACTGCACAGACAATAACAGGAGAAAAAACATTTACAGAAGATATCACAGGAACCAACTTTATTTTTGATGGTGAAGGTGGTACAGGGGGTATAGGTGGTGGTGCATCTGTAACTGGTATATCATTTTTAGGAAATACATTATTTTTATCACAAACTGGATTAAGTGATTTAACAGCTTCAATAACATTAACAGCTTCAGATGTAGGTGCAGAACCAGCATTTAGTAAAGGTTCAATTGTAAGTGGATCTGGTATATCATTATCTGGATCTGGAATTAATAGATTAATATCTATTGGTAATTTGACAATCTCAAATACTGATAGGGGATCAGCTCAAAATATATTTAAAAATATTGCTAATTCTGCTGGTACTACACAATTTTCAGCAGATTCAAATAATGATAGTATTAGATTTGCAGGTACTGGTGCAACTTCAGTATCATTCAATTCAAGTACTAATACTATTACTATATCATCAACAGATACAAATACTAACACAACATATAGTGCAGGTACTGGATTATCTTTAGCTGGTACTGTATTTTCTAATACTGATAGGGGAAGTAGCCAAAATATATTTAAAAATATAGCTGTATCTGGACAAAGTACAGTAGTAGCAGATAACAACAATGATACTTTAACTTTAGTAGCAGGTACTAATGTTACTATAACAACTAATACTACATCTGATTCTATTACTATTTCTGCAACTGATACTAATACTACATATAGTGCAGGTGCAGGATTATCATTAGCAGGTACTGTATTTTCTCATTCAGATACTTCTTCACAAGGTTCAGTAAATAATTCAAATGGTACAGTTATTCAAGATATAACACTTGATACATATGGACATATTACAGGAATTAATTCAGTTAATTTAGATAGTAGATATGCATTATCATCAAGATCAATTAATACTGGTACTGGTTTAGCTGGTGGTGGTAATTTAACATCTGATAGAACTATATCATTAACAGGCCAAGCATTGACATTTCATTCTTTAGCAACAAATGGTTTAATTTATAGAAGTGGTGGTACTATAGGTACTAGATCATTAATTGCTGGTACAGGAATTACTATTACTAATGCCGATGGACAGAGTGGTAACCCTATTATTAATTTTGATACTTCAGTAATTGATTTCAGATATCCAAGAATAGCTAATTTTGTTACGAATTGGAATAATATAACAACAGATGCATTTGTACCAAGGTTTCATACGGGAAGTTTACAGGCATCTAATGCACCATCTGGTGCTAATTATTGGAGTACATTAACTTTCAGACATCAATTAGGCGGAGTATATGAAAGTGTTTTAATGACTGGTACAACAGGTTCACAGCCTGAATTATATATTAGGAATAGAACCAATGGTACTTGGGGATCATATGGAAGAGTGATGCATATGCTGAATATGGATGAATTACAGGTCAAATTTGCACGTTCTTGGGCTGAAGGTAGTGATGGTATTCTTTATTATGGAAAGAGAACAGGAACAAATGCTAATGCTGTAATTAGGTTAGAAACAAATACTTCAGGTAGTACATATTTGGGTAGGGGTAATTCTAGTAATGCATTTTTTGCGGTGGGTACATCTGGTGATTTATCAAGTGCTAGTAATAGAGTATTTACAATTGATAATCAAGGTGTAGTAACTGCTACTAACTTTGTATTTGAATAATTATTATAAAATAAAAAAATAAATAAAATATGGGATTCATACCTGCAACTGGTTTTGCTAAGATTTTCGAAGGGAATGCACAAGATCCATCTGGAAATAATATAAGTGATTTTAATTCAATACAGTCAGCAGTAAAGGGTACATCTAGTACACCTGCTAATGTTACTAAGAACTTTGCAACAATAGTTAATAATGCAAAATTAGATATGTTTGTCCCAAAAAGGACAACATTACCAAATTCTACAGGCCAATTTAGATCGTATCCGAGAAGAACATTTACTATAAGTAATATAGATGCATTCTTTATTGATAATGGTTCTAATTATGATGTTACTTTTTCTTTGGTTCTAATTCCTAATTGGTTCGTTGGCTTCAATCAAACATTAAGAATTGAAGCTGCAATTAATTTAGATTTGGGTACAGAGCAACAAATAGATGTTACTTGGACAACTGGTCAGAGTGATAATAGATATATAGAAATAACTTGGGATAATGTTTCACCATCTACATCTGGTGGTAGTGAAATAGATATTACATATTCTGTATTCGTTCAGAGTACATCACCATTTGCAGATTTAAATGCTTATTTCGAACCTGCACCAACTGGTACTATTGCAGCTACAGATAATACACTTCAACCACCTGCATTCCCTAATGGATATTTAATATATCCTATTGGTTCATTATCTTGTGGTGCTAGTGTAACTGGATCTGCATTTACAGCATTTAGTAATGTATCTACATTGGGTAATAATGCACCATTATATACAGATAATCAAGGTACAACTAATATAGTAACAGGTAATTATGCTTGGATAGATACAGCCAATAATATTAAATATATTTTCCTAGCTTCAGCTAATTTCGGTAATGGAACTGTTGAAATAAATAATTATACATCTTGTGGTGCAGGTTCAGGTGGATTTGGTTAATAAATCAAATAACCTTTTTTTCGCTTCAGGTGTACAGATGTATTGAAGTTTACCATCCTGCATTGATTTTAAATACAATGCAGGATCTTTTATTGTTCTTTCTAATTGTGTTTTTTGAGAATGGCAAGTAGGGCATAAGGATTGTAAATTATCATATTCCAATTCAAAATCTGGAAATATTAGCCTATTTAAAATGTGATCTACATATTTAGCTTCATTTATAATGGAATGTTGTAAACATAATTCACACAATGGATTATCATTTATTTTCTGATTTCTTAAATTTTTCCAAGCTTTTGATTTGTAAAATTTAGTATCTTTTCCCCAACTATTATTCATAAAAATCAATTAGTTTAATATTCTTTTCTTTGATGTAATTTTTAAATTTGGTAAATATTCTTTCAACTCTTTTTCTATCACTTACATTATCACCAATATCTTTGTAACTCATTCCATTTATTTTAATTAACTCGAATAAATGTAAATGTTTTTGATTTAGTTTTGGATTATCATTTTTAAATGAATTAAATATTTCTTCTAGTTTATTATATTGACATTCATATAATTCATTTTTTTCTTGATTTATATCAAAATAAATATCTTCGGACCAATTATATATTTTCTTGTTATACCTAATTGCTTTATTGATGTGGTAAGCAATTATACCATTAATTGTTAATTGATTATCTTCTACTTTCTCTATACCCTTTTCAAGAACTTCTAGTATAACATCACCCGTTAGATCATCTTTATTAATATTATTCAAATATCGTAATCTTTTGTTTATCAGTGCATTTATGAAATTTATTAAATCATTGTTCATATTTCTTTTTAACGTTATAATAAAAAAGTAAGATCTGTAAAATAGTAAAAATCAATAAAGATATAATCAATATCAATAATGAATCATTAGGTTCTACTATTAGTGTAATATAAGGAATCAAGAAGTAATATATACTTGATATCACACCGATTAAGCTTGAGTAATACAGGATAACTAGTGTACCTGCAAATATATTAGTTATTTTTTTCATCTTGTTATTTTTTTATAATTAAATTGAATATTATTATTTTCTAATGTTTTTGAAAAATTATCAATTACATAATCTTTAGTCTGGAAATGATTGTAATATAAATACATTACATTTTTATATTTTCTTTCTTTGTTGGCTTCAGATTTTTGAGCTTTAATTTTTTCATAATAAGCTGGATATTCTGGAAATTCCCATATTTTCAAAAATTCTAAATTCCATCTTGAATTTATATCATAAATAATTAATTGATCCGTTGATTCGACATAATTAATATATCTAGCCTCTATACCTTTTTTTGCTGAATTTATTAATTCTATTAACTTCTTTTGCTCTATCATCATACCTAGCTTCATTTCTTGTCTACACTTTATTTCTGCTATATATTTTTTTCCCGATTGATGATCAAATTCCATATCAATAGGTGCATAATCAACATTATTACAGTAGATGTTAAATTCTTTAATCTTGAATAATTCCATTAGTGATTTAGCTATTTCTGCTTCATTAATTTCATATTGTTCTTGTACTTTCATTTTTTATAAATATATTTTTAATCTTTATTCAATTATAAATACTTGGAAAATTTAAAAAATACTGTTTTAATGTTAATTTTTTGTTAAATATTATTAATTGCTTATATATCATTCATTATACACATTATTTACTGATATAGTTTGATTAATCATTCATTCAAAACTCCGAGTACATAAGGTATATATTCTTCTATTCTTATTATTGTTATTTATTTATAAAACTCCGAGTACATAAGGTATAAATCTTATTGTTATTTTATATTTTTTTGATAATATATATTATAAATAAATAAATTACATTTACCTTATTTTGTTTTTATATAATATTAAATAATCAAAGTAACAAATAATAATCTATTTATCAAGATTATTAAATAAGCTATAAAAAAAGCTACTGTAGCAATGATTTATATATTGATTGTATATTGACATCATTTCAAACAAACTCTTCTGTATGGGGCTAAAAATACCCTTAAATCAAATATTGATATTTAAGGAAGATTTAATAAATTCAGAAAATCTAAAATCAATAAAATATGAAATTTAAAAATCTAGTAAAGGAAAGTTTGGATTTATTGGAAAAATCTGATCAAGGTATTGTATTTCAAACATTTGATAATCAATTCATTCACGTAGCAGATGCTGCACATTATTCAAAAGAAGTATATCCAACTGATCTTGTTAAAGCATTAGATGAAATGTTTGAATCTGCTGGTTTTCCGATTAAGGAAAAAGCATTTAGAGATGATTTAAAGGATCTTCTGGATCGATATGAAAAAGCAAAAATGAGAAGACCAAAAAGATTATTGTAAATTTAGAAAGATTCTAAATAAAGTTAAAAATGTTGCTTATTTATTAAATATCAGTGTTTTTCAATAATTATATAAATTATTTAGTTTTTTTAACATAAAATTAATGTACTTTTTTATTTTTTATAGTATTTATATTTGCAAGGTTAATATAATTATATTAATTTTGTAGTGTTCATTAGGGGTAATTGAATGTGTTAAATTAGTGAGGGGGTTATATATTAATCTCCTCACTTTAATTAACTCCAAATGACACGAATAATATTTAATACAATAATTACCCAAATGACTAAAGATAATGAAACAATAAAATTTTTTTCCACTGTATCACCAGAAGATCTAACCAACAGATTATTAGAAATTGGTGTATCTGAAAAGCACATTAAAAATCACCTTCCAAAGTATTTCTATATAATAGATAAAATCTATTCAAATGAAGTAATCAACAAGACTGAAAAGGTATGTAGATTATATTCAAGATTATTAGATAAATTATTAGGGTGTGATTATTACCCAAAGATCCTAAAGAATCTAAAGGATATAGGATTAGTTCAGTTAGTAAGTAAGTTTTCAATAGGTAATTTTTCAAATGGATATATTCTAACTGAAAATAGGGGTGCTAAACTCTATACCTTCAAAAATTCAAGATTTGTAAAAAAAATAGTTGAAGATAGGACAAAAAGAGTAGAAAAAGATACTCAAATACTATCCAGATTATTTAGATCTTTATCTAACCTTCAATATGATCATATTGATAGAGATAATTTATCTGAAGATGAAAGTAAATTTCTTGATATGTTAGAAAATAATCTATTTCAAACAGTAGGTGAAAAAGGTAAAAGGGTATATAACAATTTTTCAAATTTACCTAAATCAATTAGGAATCAAGTTAGATTAAATAATGAAAACCTAGCTTTTGTTGATATTGTGAATTCTCAAATGATTTTTTTATCTATTGTTGTAAAGGATTATCTGAAAAATAGAAATATATCAATTGATCCATCTACAGATAAATTTGAAGATTTGGCAACTTCAGGTAAACTTTATGAATTTATATTGAATCATACAGATATTACAGATAGAAAGGAATTAAAGGAAAAGATGTTTGAATTGATTTTTTCCAAAGGTAATTATGATACCTATCTAACTGAAGTATTCAGTTCTAAATTCCCACAAGTATTAAGGGTAATTAATCAGATTAAATCAGATGATTATAAAGTATTATCACACTTGATGCAGAATAAAGAAGCACAAGTAGTATATAATGCACTCAATTCAATTCAATACCAGAAAGAAGTACTGACTGTACACGATTCATTATATGCTGGTAGAAGCGAAATTAAGACCATTACAGAAGCTTTAGTAAAGTCCTTTGCAAAGGAAGGTATCAATGCAACACTAAATGTAAATGATGAATATACAGTAACTGTAGATGAATATGATTTGATTGGTGAAATAGAAAACCAAGAAATTGATAAAATTATCAAGGATATAATGGTAGATCAAGATGTATTTGAAAGAAAGTACAATGATTTGAAATCTTTGAAATATGAAGGTAAAAGAATTGGAATCACTGATATATCTGAATTAGTTAAAACAATTGATTTTGATCTTCATAGTGAAGAGTTAATTAAAAATAGGGTATATAATCTGACTGGATCTTATGCAACGGTTAATACCAGATTAAAAAAAATAAATCTGTTAGATTATTCAATCTTCTGGAATGGTATTTTTGTAAATCATATTAACAGGAATCATCCAGATGAAAATAAGAAGCTTGATTTTATTGCATCTGAATTAGAAAGAATGGGGGTAAATATAATATGATACTACAAGAACTATTGAATTTTGAAAGAATTGTAAAAAAGCAGTTCAACAAGTACACTGAAAGAAATCCAGAATTTATACCATATTTGGATAAAATCTGTAGATGGAATACCCGTAAATGTTTAAATCAGTACCTGAGAAAAAAAAGGTACAATGAACCCTTTAGACATTCAGAATTTTTCAGGAATGAATCTGAAAATCTGATTTTTTACATTAAACTTGAATTGGCAGGAACAAAAATCAAAAAAGATGAGGTGTAATAATTGAATAGAGTAATTTAAAAAGATTCCATTTAATACATTTTTTATTACACCAATTTTTGTAAATACCTGTAAAAGAGGCTATTAAGTATAATTTTAACTTGAT